TGTTTTTATAGCGGTAAATGCACACCCTTATGAGCCGTTTAACTTCTTAAAGCTCCTCAGAAACAGCAAGGATGGAGTGACCGGGGAAAGCATTGTTGACGAGGTAAACGCAGCCCTTAAAGTCTCATACGAGGCTTTGAAGTATCAGTATGGCATATTAAGAAAAGGTGGCAGTAAAAAAGGCTTTTTGCAGACCAATCATGTAGTCGAGGGAGATGCGCTTGACGCACTCCGCGAGAACTGGAAGAGGCTATATAGCAACGACAACGAAAAGGCGGTAGTCCTCAATGCCGGTCTTGAATTCAAGGAGACATCCAGCTCCACAGCTGAGATGCAGCTTGACGAGACAAAGCAGACACTAAACAAAGAGATAGACGCCATCTTTCACATGTCGGACGACCTCGAAACCCTTATCAGAAGGGCAGTTTTGCCGATAGGTACCGCTTTTGAAACGGCGCTCAATTCGACTTTGCTTTTAGAGAGAGAAAAGGCAGACCACTACTGGGAGGCTGATTATTCAGAACTCCTCAAAGCATCGATGCGAGAGAGATTTACAGCCTACAAGCTGGCAAAAGAGAGCGGATGGGTAACAGTTAACGAGATCCGCAAGTGGGAAAACCTCAAAGATATTGAGGGCATGGACGTGCTAAATGTCGGACTTAGTGCGGCGCTCTATAGCGTAGATGGAGAACTCGACAGAGACCGCTTCTATGTACCGAATACCGATACAGCAGAACGCAAGCAGATTGAAGATCAGTCGGCAGGCGAGAAAGGAGATAACCCTGATGAGTGAAGTCTACATCTACGATGAGATCGTACAGGAAAAGTATAAAGACTGGGACGAAGTAGAGCATGGTTTTGCACCGGATGACCTCGCAGGCCCTTTAAGAGCCGCAGACGAGGGCGAGACGGTAGATATCTATGTGAACTCTCCCGGAGGCTCCGTATTTGCAGCGGTAGCCATGACAAGTGAGATCAAAAGAGCCATACAGCGCGGCGTTAAGGTCAACGCTTATGTGGACGGAATAGCGGCAAGCGCAGCATCCTTCCTCATTATGGCTTGTGAGACCGTCAACATGTATTCGGGTACTATGCTTATGATACATAGTCCGTGGAGCTTATGTTTAGGCAATGCCGACGACATGAGGAAAGCCGCAGAGGAACTCGATACCATCCAGGATGGCACCTGTATGCCGCTCTATCGGTCAAAACTAAAGATCGACGAAGAGGAGCTTAAGGCCCTTATCGCAAAAGAGAGCTGGCTATCAGCCCAAAAAGCAGCAGAGATATTTGATATCACTGTCAACGATGAGCTTAAAGACATTAAGAACTCATTGAGCTTAGATGTCTTAGCTAAATATGGGTACAAACATACACCCGAGCAACTTATCAAAAAGCCGGAAAATGCGCCGGCGCAATCACCGGCCCAGGCGGAAAACCAGCCGGAAGTCACACCCGAGCCGGTAGATTATACCGAATGGGAAAACCGTATCAGCATCTTAGGAGGTAAAAGATGAACAAGAAAGAACTCTTAGAAAAGATTGCCGACTGCCAGGATAAGATGAACACAATCGTGGAGGCGGCAAAAGCAGAGAACAGAGCACTCACAGAGGATGAGGTTACTCAGTTCAACGCAGCCGAGACAGAGGCAAAGAACGCACAGGCTACAGTCGATGCTATGGACAAGGTCAGCAACATGCAGGCACCTACCATCATCGTACCCAAGGAAGTAGATCCTGAGCAGGAGGCTGTAAAGGAATTCTGCCAGATGGTAAGAACAGGTAAGATCTTCCAGACCGATACTACTAAGTCCGACAACGTAGCAGTTATCCCCAAGACCATTGTCAACAAGGTCATTGACCGCGTTAAGGACATCTGCCCTATCTTCAATATGGCAGAGCGCTACAACGTAAAGGGCAAGCTGTCCATTCCGTTTGTAGATGCCGCTAACGACAATATCGCTATGGGCTTTGCTACAGAGTTTTCAGCTCTTACAGCTACAGCATCCAAGCTGCTTACAATCGACCTTGAAGGTTTCCTTGCAGGCGTTCTTGTAACGCTCTCAAAGAGCCTTGCAAACAACAGCAATATCGACATTGAAGGCTTTATCGTTAACAAGATGGCTAACGCTTATGCCGCTTTTGTTGAGTCTGAGGTTATCAATCCCAGCGATCCTGTCAACAAGGTTACAGGTCTCTACAATGTGACTCAGATCAAGACAACCGCGAGCGCATCTGCCATCACAGCCGATGAGCTTATTGAGGCTCAGGATATGCTTAAGGCTCCCTTCCAGAGCAACGCTGCATGGATCATGAACCCTGAGACACTTACAGCTCTTCGCCAGCTTAAGTACGCTACCACAGGTGAGTATATCCTTACACCCGACTACCGCGCAGGTTTCGGCAACCTTCTGTTAGGAAAGCCCGTATATGTATCTGACGCAGTAGAGAAGATTGCCACCGGCAAGCCTGTAATCTATTACGGCGACTTCCACCAGGCACTTGCTTTGCAGGTATCTGAGGAATTTGAGGTTCAGACTCTCAACGAGCTTTATGCGACACAGCATGCTATCGGCTTCGTTGGATATACTGAGTTTGACGCAAAGGTACAGAATCAGCAGGCTGTTGCCAATATCACAATGGCATAGTGAGGTGGCAATATGAAGGCGATTGCAGTATTATCATTCGCCGGAGTTGTTAATGGTTTTCCGGGCCAGGAGATCGAGATAGCCGATAAGGCTGTATACGACGATCTCCTGAGAGCCGGATACATCAAGGCAGCAGGTGCGAACGATGAGGAGCCGAAAAAGACGACTCCAAAGAAGAAAGCTAAGGAGTAGCAATGAAGATCAGCGAACTTACACCGGGAATTATAGCAGAATATGTACACATCGAAGCGGACGACATACTCTTAGAGCCTTGCAAAGAAGCGGCTATCAACTATGCCGCGAGCTATACAGGGCACACAGAAGAGGAGCTGGACAACTTTGAAGATGTGACCATTGCCGTATTGCTTAAGATATCTGATTTTTATGATCAGAGGACAGAGCACACGGATAAACCGGTCAACAACCCTGCTATCGAGACCATATTATCGATGCACCGCGTTAACCACTTGCCGTCCATGGAGGTGGAAGAATGAACGCAGGAGATCTGAGGTGTAAGGTCAATTTTTATATGCCGGATAAAGGTACCAACGAAATGGGCGAGTCTATACAGGACGGTTTGAAGCTGGTAGCCGAGAATGTACCGGCACAGATCATGCCAAAGATAGGATCCAATCCGGGAACGGCTGGCGACCTCGACGATACGGTTATCACTCACAAGATACGCATCCGAAGGGAAAAAGCCGACTCGATAGGTCTCGATCCGTCCATGGTTATCATGTATGACGGCCAGCGGTATGATGTGCGGTACTGGATGCCGGTATATAACAATGAGCGCTTTGTAGAGATACATACTGTCATGGAGATGGCGATATGAGTGAGAGCGTTTACATGGATATCCGGGAGTGGGAACAGTTCGACCTCGATGTCCTAAACCTTGCGCAAAAGGAAATGCCAAAAGAATGTAAAAAGTTCATGAGGCGCGAGGGCGGAAAGCTCCGCACATCCACAAGAAAGATGGCGAGAGCAAAGCTCTATAAAACGGAGCGCAAAGCGAAGGAGAAAACAGGTAACTATCTAAAGGGTATAAGGTCAACGAAAGCATGGCAAAACGCCAGAGGCGATTATGGCGTAAAGGTCAAGAGCAACCACAGTATAGCGCCTCATACACACCTCATAGAGTTTGGACACAAGATAATAACAAGAGGTGGCAACAAGCCCCAAAGCGGCAAAGACGTTGCAACAGACTTTAATATCTACAGAGACGCAAACGCAGATTTTCAAAGCAGATTCTACAACGATGCGCTGGACTTCTCCGGGCAGATGTTGGAGAACGGATTAAAGGGCAAATGATATGACAGTTTTAGAGATCCATGCGGCAGCAGTCGCAGCATATAAAGAAGCACTCGCAGATACAGAGTTCAAGGGCGTGGAGATCACACCTGTAGACAGAGAGACACAGGATATCCACCGTGGACAGTGCGAGACTCAGTATGACGCAAGCTATAGCCGTGAGATAGGTCTAAAGGTTACGACAGTATCCGAGGAACTGTTTTATTATGCAAACAGCCCCAAAAAATGGAAGGTTGAGCTTAACAACTTCCAGGAATATATAGAAGCACGACTCCTAAAAGGAGTTAGCGGCCTCGAAGTGACGGATATAACCTGTGATACCGGCAGGTATGGAGACTCAGGCGGAGCACTCACAGTGACGTTTAACCTTGTCGATTATGAGGAGGTTGACTTTGACGGACGTGAGACAGATGCAGAAGTCATGGAAGAGGTAGATACAGAACTATCAATACACACTGCATAAGGAGGTAGTGAAATGGCGGCAACATTAGCAAAGATCGTCATAGCATTTAAGGCTTTAGCCTCCACCTTTATCGAAAGATCAGAGAGAGGTATTGCCATCCTGATCGTGAGAGAAGAGGGAGAGGAGAGCGGAGGCGACTACGTACCCGTAGAAACATCCGTTAAGGAGCTTTCAGTGGACTCAGATCTGTCCGAGTGGAGCGATGAGAACGCTGCAAGGATAGCCGATATGCTCATGATCAATCCGGCAAAGACTGTAGTA